CAAATGATGTAGTATTTCTCTGTAACCCTCCTAAGAATAAATTATCCCTCCCGTTAACGTCTCCAAACCAAGCACCAATATTTGCAGTACCAGTACCCAAAACCTCCGTAGCACCATTTAAAGAAAAATAAATCTTACTTCCGTCACTCCTAATGTAACCGTAATTGTAACCCGTTACAAAAGAGTTAGTACCGTTTAAGTTTTGCGTAGTTGCACCATCTAAAGATATATACTTTAGTTTACCTGAAAATATTGCAAAGGCAACTGCCATATTTGTAACGGACTCATCAGCAGAACTAAAAATGTAATCGTTTCCTGTTGGGTTATTCCATTCAACACTAAAAAACATTATACCGCTAAAGTCACTCCCAAACGCATCTGATTCAGTTACTTTTTGTGCGTCATTAATCCCGTCAAAGTCTACTGTATCAGTTCCTATTGTTGGCTGTTGTGTTACTGTACCCTGTACAAAATCTCTAGCAGTTCCTATGTCACTAACCCAACTCGAAGCAGTTGCTTGGTCTTTTCTAAGGTATAGTTGTCCACCTGTTAAGTCAGAAGGATGAAACGCAGTAGGCACAACCTCAATAGGTACTTTAAATATTAACTTTTCTCTAACCATTAATAACGCTGTCTATAATTATCAATACTAAATTCAAACTCAACCGTTAGATTAAAAAGCTCATTATATTCATACTCCTTAACCTCGTAGTTTGTTTCCTTAATTCCTTTTAGTGAACGTATAACCCCGTCTAATTCTAAATACATTTCAGGGCTACTAAACAACTGTCTTAGCCATTGGCTTTCCTCGTCTGTAATCCAATCACTAACAAGTTTGACCGTTTCTTTTTGGTTGGTGTAATGTTGTACCCATTCTCTATCCGTACTAGAATATTCATACAACCCCGCTGCGCTCAACCTATTAGGCTGCTGCTTGTAATACTCTTTTTTAAACTGGTATTTATTTGTTTTAGCTGCTGTAAAGTTGAAAGCATCAAACCCGCCTAAATCATTTAAGAAGTGTATTCTACCTCTATTGCAACTGTCTACTGTATAAGTCTTTTGTTCGCTTATTTGCGTTCCTCCTGAATTTTGCACCTCCATTGTATAGGTTGCAACACTTGAAGTGATTACAGGCTGCGAGCCACTCGTTAAAGTTACAGCGTTAATACTTACGGGCGCAGAAGGTATACCTATGATTTTATCAGTTATTGCGCTTATGTCAATCTCTGCGGTTTGTATTAAAGCTCCTGCGCTATCGTAAGTCTTGTAAACTACTTTATTTGTAACGGTTGCATTGTACATTGAAGTGTAACCCTCATCATTAATAGAGGTCTTTAAATCACTTGGACTATCCGTTAAGAACTTCTTAGTAGTTCCGTTTAGTTCATAGTCTGTAATGGTAAAGTTGATCCAATCATTTTGAAGTATTGAACCGTTAAAATAGAAGTCGCTTGTATTTGCTAAGTCTAAAAACTGCGTTAGTGTTCCTGTAACGTCATACTCTTCTCCTATCCTAATTGTGTAACCGTCAAATGAATTAGTGTTGCTTTTAATATCTCCTGTTAGGTTTGCAAAGAAATCTGTACTAACATAACTTTCTAATATCCTAGAAGCATTTAAAATCCCATAACCGTATTGATATTCGGGTGCTATTCTTTGAGTGCTCAAAAGCGTTGTATTTGCTGCATCGTAAACCTCGAATATGAAACTAAAATTTGTTTCAGCTACATTGGTTGAACTTGCGACTACTACCATATCGTTATAGACTGGTGCAAAAGTTTTAGGTAGTTGTGTAATTGTTATTGCCATTAAAATATAATTTTATATGCTTTTATTCTATTTGCCTCAATTTCCTCAATGGTCATAAATCTACCTCCGTACTCTTCTATTCCTTTCTTATTATTTTTAGAAGTAACCTTTTTAACTTTCATTTACTTTGTATTTAATATAAAACCACTTACGCCCATATCTGCTAAGTCATTTTGTAACTTGTTAAATCTGCCATCGTTTATCACATCACTAAAGAAGTTGTTTGCTTTAATTCCAAATTTAGATACTTTACCCGCTGTATTCCACGCAAATGATTTTAAACCATTCTCTGAAATCTTAGCCAAACCTCCAAAGGCTTTTTTAGTTCTAACCCAATTTAACATTATAGGATATAAATCCTTTTGACTTAAACTACTCCCTTTTGTTCCTTCGTCTATATCTTCATAGTATTCTAACATAGTCAACTTATAAGTAAATATGCCATCGCTTACCTGAACGTTAGGAACTGCTTGTATTGACTGCCTTAAATCTCCCGAAGCGTTGATCCTTTTAGTATCTAAGGACTTAATTAAGTCGTCTTGTAACTTCTGTCCGAATCTCATTAACAAGCCTTCAATACCTCCACCCGCTTTAGGTACTTCACTTAGTAGTATATCTTCTATACCTCCAAAATTACCCTCTGTTGTTATTCCGTCCATTGTAATAATATACTTTATTTAGCAAACTATTTAAACATAAAAAACCCCTAGTAAATTAATACTAAGGGTTTACTAATATGAACGGGTCTAAGGCTCTCAACTTCCTATCATTGACAGATTCATAGTTAACATTCTTCCGCTTCAAATTCTTTCATCTCTTGCTTTATTTGTGCCCTCTTGGCTTTGCAGAATTTCTCTATAACACTTATTATAATCAATTCATCTTCGTAATCAATATCGTCAATTAAATCAATCTCTCCATAAGAATAAACATCTAAGACAGACTCCATAATCTCATCTAAACTTCTCTTAAATTGACCATCTACACTTATTAAAGATTCCATTGTGTACTTCATTAAGCTCTTATTATCTTCAAAGCAATGAGGATCAAATGTTTGTAAATATTCATATTCTCCATACTCATCAATTTCTGTATTCGCATCATCTTCATAAGTGATAAAAATCTTTTGTTCCTTATCCATATTTATTTTGTTTTTAATTTATTAATTAATCTTCTGTCTAGCTCCCTGTAAGATACGTTTATAAAAGTGTTCTTACCCCTAAACGGATCTACTATTGTAAGTATTGTATTCATTTCGCTAATACTTCTATCATTGTCTAAAAAGTATATTAATAGCATTTTAACTACTTGCATTCTGTTTTCTCCTGCTTCAAAAACAATATCATAAAGATAGTCTAACCTATCAAGAGGGTCTTCTAATGATTCAAAGTGCTTTATCTTATTCTTGAATTTCATATCCTAACTCATTAAAGGTTTAGCTTTCATTATCAAGTCTCTGAAATTCTCTAAGAATAAATCTCTTGTTTCTTCATCTTTGAAAGATAGGAATGCACCACTGTAACAACTACAAGAAATAACTAATTCATCCTCGCAAAATATAATCTTGTGCTTATCTGTAATTTCACTCCAATCAGCAACCCATTTACCATTATAAACCGCTTTTAGCTGTGATAGTTGTGCTAGGGCTATTGATGCTTCTGCTTGTTCTTTGGTTGCGAAAACGTTTTTATTAGTTTCTCTAGTTAATGTGTCAGCCATACCAATATCGCTAGCTACACCAGTGTAAAACCCATTAACCCGCTTCAACTCCTCCCAAGTATTTGGTAGTCCCTTCACAGGCTCAACAATAGATTCTTTAATTAGTTTGATTTGTTCCTCTGTAAGTTCAATTTCCTTACCTTCAATGTTAATGTAATTTTTCATATCTTTTGGTTTTTGTATAGTACAAAGATAATCTATTTATTGAAACCACCAAAATTATTTTCTCATTAACTCTGCTTTCCTCCTTTGCTTCTCAATCTCCTTACCTTTATCCTTGTAGTAAGCACATAAATTTAAGAACTCAATTATATTCATCTTCCAGTAATACCCCCAAGTTTCAGGTCGTGAGTTACTTATATTGTCAACACTTATAATCCAACCGTGTCGGCTAAATCCCTTTGAGCCTTCTCCATCTTCTCCACCTTTTCGGTCAAATAATCGTTTGTAACTTTTGTTAAGTTTTTCGATAGAGTGCAAAAAAAAACAATGATAGGGTTTGCTATATCCATTGTCATATTGTGTTTAAATATCTCTGACATTTCTAACAAGTCGTATTCTTTAACATCTACCCACTTACCTCTCCAATTCCTTTTGATAGGTCGTGATATGTTAGCTAATAATAAATGTAAGTTGCTCTCAACCGTTTCGGGGTTATCCTTTAAAGTTTCTAAGGTTTTCATTGAGAAAGCATATTGATCCAAGATTACATTAGTTGCATCTACTTCAAATCTATACCATTGCCCCTTAATTTTGTAACGTGTTTTAAGTACGTTAGGGCGTTCCTCTGATAACCATTTTGTTTGCTCCCTGATATTGTCCACATCTTTATTAGTTAGCTTTGCAACCTCTTCATAAGGCTCATTTGATAGTATCATTATCTCATTAATGACTTTGCTAATATCATTCATTCCCTCAAACTTAGAAGGTAGTAACTCTTGAAACTGGTTAATGGTTAGCTCGTGCCATCCGCTTGGTATCTTCATAGTATATTATATTTACCTCTGTTGCTTACTCCTAAATGCATAATAGCACCGTAGCGTATTGCATCCATTGCGTGATTATATTTGTCAATAGGTTTTTTAAGGCTATTACCGTTCTTATCAGTTGCCCATTTGTACGCTCTAAACTCTTTGCGGGTGTTTGTACTCCTAGAAGTTAAATGTAGGTTAAAACGCTTTAAAACGTCTATACCGTTATTAATGCTATCCTTCCCCTTCTTAGTTGGTTTTGCGTTAAATCCTAGTCTGTAAATCTCTTCTATACTTTTAGGCTCTGCACTGTCACAAATCAATTCAGTACGACTGTCAACTCCTAATTCTTTTAAGCGTGTTGCAATATCTTGATTAGTTAAACCGTTCTCATAGATTAATTCATTTATGTAAATGTCGTTATCGTGCTTGTATAGTTCTAAGCAGGCGGTAGGGTCGTTGGTAAATCCAAAATCTAAACAGTAACAAACTAACTTAGCGTTATCGGGTATATCATTGCATATCGTTACATTCTCGTATATTAACCCTGTGATATTTCCATACTCTCCTAGTCCGTAAATCTTCCAAAATTCAGGGTCGGTTTGTTGTAGGTACTCAATCTCTTCTACTAATGAAATAGGTAAGAAGGTATTGTCTTTGTATGTGCTTACAATTGTTTCAACGTCGCCCTTATCTAAAGTTCTCCTTTGCTCTAACTCTGTGTTAATCCATATATCTTCATCATCAGGGTTAAAGTCTATAAATATCTTGTCCGTTGTACGCATTAACAACTGGAAGAACTCACTACGATAGTCTAACTCATTAGCTTCATTACAATAAAGTATATTTCTTTTAGCACCTCTTAACTTTTGTTGATCGTCTGCACCGAAAAACTCTACCATTCTGCCTTGATAAGAATAAGTCTTTTTAGTTTTGTTATGGTCTATGCTATTGTACCATTCGTTATTCTGTAATATCTCTTCAAAATCCCTTACAACTGTCTTTTCTAAAGTGGTCTGATGCTTACGGACTGTTGACCATACGCCTTTATGAATGTAATTACCCTTACCGCATTCGCCAGTCATTAACCACAAAGCACAAAGTTGAGCGATACTGTAAGTCTTACTTGACCTAGTACCGCCCCTGTTAACTACTATCTTCTTATTAGTAGTTCTATTCTTTGTGAATACTGGTGTTACTTCCATAACTTACGACCAACAAAAAGAATATCCCTTTGTATCTTTGCGTCTTTTCTTATTTAACATCCTTTTATAAATTCTCTTTGTGCTCGGCTTCTTTCTTCTTCTACTAGCTTTGCAGTTATAACATTTACAAACTCTTATATTATCACTCATATTAATCTCTTGACTTCTCAACTATCTCAATAGTTTGATTAATATCTATCTCTGACTTCTCATTAAGTCCAAACATTTTAGTAAGGCTGTCTAAACTACCTCTAAAGTCTGATCCTTTAATTAAGTCTTTAAGCATATAAACTCTACTAATCTCCGCTTTGGTTAAATCCTTACGCTTTGCAAGTTCTTTCAATTCCTTATACCAATCAATAATCTCTAAGTGCTGTTGCAATATCCACTCCTTAGTAATGCTGTGCTTCTTTTTAAGCTCTTCTCGTAACTCATTGATAGTTATACTTATGTTATCTTTAGAAGCAAGCACAGAAGCCTTTACTTTAATCGTGTCGTTGCTTGTTGTGGGCTTGACATTGTATGCTCTTCTATATGCTTCTGATTGATTACCCAATTCAACACAAAGCTCTGCAAATTCTTGTTCTTTTGGGGTTAGCTTCTTCATAATGTCTTAACTAATTTCTTCAACTGCTTATACGTTACTTTCTCCGTACTGGTTACATTTCCATCCTTACCGATAATATCAACCGTTGTTACTACTGTCTTACTGTTAACCTTGTAACCGTATCTTATCATTTCCTTAACCTTCTTGTAAATGGTTAGAATGTTTCTTTTGTTTAGTGTGTTACTCATCTTCTACTTCTTTAAAATATAATATACTAACCATTGGTATTATGACACCCTTCTCTCCATTGTTATTTACGTTTATGGAGTGTATTTTATCAACTCCAATATCGTTTATACCTAGCATATCTAAAGAATTTGATCTTATTACCTCGCCGTTTATTAAATGTATATCTACCATCCTACTTTGTTTTTAAATTTATCTTTCTTACTCATAATCCTGCTTTAAATATATCATACAAAGATTGACTATCTTCTGTAAAATTTTCATTTGACCAATAGTAAATACCTTTCTCTATATTGGCTAATTTATAATGATTTTCTGCTAACCATTCAGCAAACTTTATCCCATTCATAATCTTCTTTATAATATCCGTAAAACTCTACTACCGCATTTGGGTTTATATCTAAACTTATTTGATAGCCTACTTGAAAAACACCATCAATAATTATAGGTTCAGTCTCTTCTTCGTCTATTATCATATAATGTTTAAGCATTCCATAAGGATCAACATAAGTAATCTTATTTACTTTTGGCTGGTCTTCCACGTTTCTTGCTTCTTTTAATCGTTGGTTGCGGGTCATTCTTAACTTCTTTAGGTAGTGACTGAATGTATAAGGCTAGTCTATGCGCTGACTTGTTAAAGCAAGCGGTGCAACCTCTCCAATTTGTCACTCTACCTCTATCATAAGGTAATAACTTATCGTGAATGTTTGCTATCTCTTCCCGTTGCTCTAAAGTTAACCTCGCAATCTTCTGACTATCGTAAGCAAGTATTATTTGTTTAATCTCTTCTGTCATTATTTTAATATTTCAAAGTTTAATTTGCTTGATGAGATGACAACATTGTATTCCCCATTTAAACTCTCGTGAAGATTGTACTTCCATTGTTTTATATGTTCTTCTGTCATTTTATCATATAAATCAAAAGGCACTTTAACTATGAATATTGGTCTTGCGTTCTTCATTCTCGTATAATTTTGTTTAAGAAGTAAATAGTTAAGTAAATGGGGTTAGCTAATAGCGTTGTCATTATTATTGACGTATAGATGCTTAAACAGGTTGTGCAGTTAAATGGTTTAACCTTCCAACTTCCATACTTAGTGTGTAAATATTTATCATATCCGAAGTGATTAAGGAAGTCGGGTATATCCACCACAAAAACCCTAATGCAGAATAAGGCTATAATTATGTTAAAAATCTCTTCTTGCATTTCCTTACTATTTTGTTTTTAATCTTCTTTAAGCTCTTTACGTCTATCCCAGTACGCTTATGCATTTGGTCTGTGTAACCGTTACAGGTAATATACAGATCAATATAACATTTTTCAGCTTCTGTTAACGCTTCCTTAATGTCTTTGATACTTGCTGCGTAATCTTCTTCCTCGTTTGATAGGTTGAAAATCTTATCAATCGGTTTGAAGTCAATATTAGCTGTCTCACTTATTCGTTTTATGTTATGCCTATCTCTTGTGCTGTTTGCTTCATACCAAACTAATTGGGCTGATCTAAAAAAGTAATAGTCTAATTGCGTTCTGCTACCTGAACCCTCAATACTTTCTAACTCATTAAGCCTTTTATTGCTTACCTTTTCAAGCAGGTATAGACAAAGCTCATTACATAAGTCATTGCTATACTCGTGACAATTCGTTACAGCGTTACAACTGTGTAAAAAGT